TTTATCTTGAGTAAACCCTTGTCCACCAACTATATGGTTTCCATAAAGACGAATTGGACTATTAGATGAATTCGCAGTGAAAGCATTATTGACAGTCAAGAGTGTATTCGTTGGAACAGTAACGACAACTCTCGTTTCACCTTTTACCATAATCTTATCACCTGGAATTAAATCTGAAGTAAAACTAGTGCTTGTTCCGATGACATTAGCATTTGTTGTAAAAACATTCACTGTTCCTGTGATTCGTGTAGGAACAAATTCAACTTTTAAAATAGAACCTAAAGCATTAACCGAACTAACTTCAGCTTCAGCTCCAACACCTAAACTACCTGATTTATTCGTAAAAAATATTTGGTCTCTAACATTATAGTTCAATCCACCACTAGTGACAATTATTTTACCTAAAGTACCAAAATCATTAACGTAAACTTTAGTATTAACAACAGTATTTCCAATATTCGCAATAATAAGATTAGCAGCTTCAACAACAAAATCTGGTTGAGATGCGAAAGAAATTTGTGTAGAATTCAATTCAATACCAATGACTTCACCCATACCAGTAAATGTTGTATTGGAAAAGGTGTGGCGTATTACACTATTTAAATTTCCTTTATAAGTTCCACTCAATCCATAACTCGCAACAGTAAGGACATTTGATAAATTGATATCCGAAATAACATCTGAAAATATTACCAAAGTATTTACAGAATTACCTGAAGTTGTTCGGACTGATGTTACGTCAATATCAACAAAAGGTTTACCAAGCCCATCAGCAGATACTGGAGCACCAACTTTGAAGCCAGAACCGCCGTCTAAAATCGTAATACTTTCGATACTTCCTTTCGAAACTTGTGAGACAATAGCTTCTGGATTTTTTACTGAACCCGGAGCAGTAATTATAATTGGATCACCAATATTATAATTACCTCCAGGATTTAAAATATTGATTCGGCTTATTTCAGATACAGTTTGTAATTTAACATTTACTAAATCTTCACCAACAAAAATATCCGTTAGTAACATTTCACCTATATCAAACTGGCCCAATGTTTGATTATCATCAACAAAAAGTTCTAATATTTCACGATTATTTAAATAACGTTTGTATGTTTTTTCAACAATAGTTGAAGCGCCGGAAGATTCTCCTGTAAGTTTCCTATTATTGAATATGTCTTTTTCAAAAGAATTATAATAAATTTGTAAGAGTGAATTAGCAGCTAAATTACTATTAAATATTATTTTACTGTATTTTTTTAAAAGAGTGAAATTACTATTGACCAAAACATTATCAATATAAACATCAATATCTGAAGAATTAACTTGACCTATCAACGTAAATTCGTTAGTGTTACCATCTGCTGTGTAATACGAAGAAATATATGTTGAAGCTTTAATTGATTTTTCTACTTTCCATTTACCATCAGATGTTCGGAGTATATTATTTTTAGGATAAAAAATCGTCGCTTCTTCACCAAAAAGAAAACGAAAAAGGAGTTTAAAAGATTTTTCTGATCCTTTCGACTGATATAATGGTAATATATTTTTAATTAAACTTGATTTATTTGTTTGAACATCGAAAGGTATTAATGAAGCAAAAGTGTTAAAAAAATATTGCTCAAATTCGTCAATAGATTCATCAACATCAAAAAGTAACTTTAAATTTTTAACTTGAGACAATAAATCATTGTTATTTGTGCCTTGTTTATTTTCTAAAAATTCGTAATAAGCTTCTAAAAAAGCAACAAAAAGTGGATATTCATCACGAACAAATTCGGGCAGTTGGCCGGGAATCAAAAGTGAAGTTTTATTGTCCATTATTAAATAGACGTTATCGTTGTGGAAACTGTAGTAGGATCAGTTTCATCGAAAGATAAGATTGTATTTCTAACAGAAGAAATTATACCATCCTCTGATTCTATGGCCAATCTAATCAATCCATCAAAAGTGGAAACAGTTAATGGTTTAAAATCATTTATTGTAAGTTCACCACCATCGTAATCTATAGTGCCAGCATTTGAATTTATAATCTGTCTCTCAGCAAGTTCGTTAAAATATACAGTTCTTAAAGTACCATATCTTCCATCAAGAATCGCTGTAGCAGCAGCACCATATCCATCACCTCCAGAAAAACTAATAATAGCTTTAGTATAATTAATTCCCCGATTTATAACATCTATAGAAACAACTTTTCCATTTACAATTACTGCTTTAGCTGTAGCACCATAACCGTCTCCAGATATTACTACAGTTGGAGAAGAAGTGTATCCATAACCAGGATTACTTACACTGATTCTAGAAACACCCGTGTAAGATTCTGGTGTTTCTTCGATAATTGCAGTTCTTGTTACACCTAAACTATCATTAATGGTAAATTCTGAAGAGGTTAAACGATTCGTAATTGTACCACGATGTAATTTAACATTATACTTAATGGTGTAAGTTTTATTGTTGTTCAAATCTGGTTCAAAACGTTTTTCAACTCTTAATGTGGTTTCTGAACCTATAATTGCATTTGAATCTACCGCATCTATTTTATCTTGCATTTTCGATAATACAAAAGTAGCACCAAATTTATTTAAATTTAATGCACCATAAGTTAAAATTGATGATCGGATTAAATTTTTTATTTGTTCATCATTCAAAGTTGTTTTTTTGCGATTAATTAAAATTTTATTTACAACTTTTAAATATAGAAACTCTGGATCACGAATTTCTGCATCAACAGCTACAATAGATTTTGGTTTTACGATCTCATCAATTATTCTTGTTTTCTCAACTTCAGTTAAATAATAATTACTTTTTGGTTTTATAGAAATAAAAACTTTACCATAAACAGGAGGTATTTCATCTTGTCCTCCCCAAACTGATATTGATTCTACAGCTGAATAAGCTTTTTTAATATAACTCTCATAATCTTTTGTGGTAACTAAACGATTTTGTGTTGAAAATTGTAAAATAGAATTCAATTTAATACTATCTACAGTTTCTTTAGATGATCCGCCAGCGGCTTCAGAAACAGGATTAATTATATAAGTGCTATATGGTGATATAGAAGATGATGTTGTGAAATTATTTGATTTGTTGGATGCTGATCCAGAAGTTACCAAATAACTCAATTTAACGATATTACCATTTGTTAACTTTTTACCAACATAATCATCACCAAAATATATTTCATATTGCCCGTTACGAGCTTCTTGTAAAAAGTAAATAGTTGAATCTGAACCAACATCTAAAACATCAGAAACTAGAGTAAATGTTTCGAAAAATAAATTTGCCGAAGAAGTTTGTACAGTTACAACAATTGTAGATGTATCAACGTTCGTATCAGGAATTTTAAAAATAGCTTTAGGATTTGTAGTTTGATTATAAGTATATTGATAACTAATCAAATCTCCTTGATATATCTCAAGATTTCTAAAAATAAAATCACTATTTGTTTTTTCAACCGTTACATCTTCTAATAATGTAAAATTGTATACTATATTTTCTAATAGATTTGATTTAAAATTAAAACCTCTAGGTAATGTTATAGAACCAGATGTATTTGATCCAGTAGGAATGGTTATATCAATAATAGCTCTTGGTGCTGATGCGGACTGTGGAACATATCCTAAATTTTTAGCATGAGAAACAACCGAACTGCGAAGAGTTGCCGTGTCCATGAAAGATTCGTTAGCTAACATGTTAACATAATAAGCATTATAATGTGTATTGTAAGCTAAAATATCCAAAAGAATATTTAATCCTGAAGCCTCAAAATCATAGTCTGTAAATTCAGATTGAGAACTAAGATATGCTTTTAAATTTGTCTTGATTGTATCGAAATCAAGATCAGTAACCGTTAAGCGATTTGAAGCCATTTATCGGGATCTCTCTAGTAAAAAACTTATTGAAACTGGATTTGTTTGATTAACAATATAAAACTGCATCCTAACCGTAAATCCGTTATTATCTATATCTGGTAAAACAGCTACGCTTATAATTCTCACTCGTGGTTCAAAAGATTCAATTGTTTGTTGTATTTCTCTCTCTATAGCTGAAGCGGTAATTATATCCAATGTTTCAAAAAGAAGCTTACGGACATTCGATCCATAGTCTGGATTAAATGGTTTTTCATAGTGGTTCGTCAAAATTAAATTTTTAAGAGCATTGATAACTGCCATTTGATCGAGATGTTTATTCACATCTTTTTTCAAAGGATGTAAAGAAAAGTTTAAATCCAAATCTTTAAACTGACGAACGATATTTGTGGTAACTGTTGCCATTGACTATTTATGCCGACTTATGTGCTAATAACTTTTGTAAGAGTTCTTCTATGGTTAGTACCTTCAAAATTAATTGTATAAGTGTATGACCCGACGTTCGTGATTGAAGTGTTTGCTATTGTTGCATAACCATTAGGCTTTATGTAACCAAAACCAGAAATATTGGGGCCAGTGTAGGTGTATCGAGTATTTGCTTTGCCACCATAAACACGAATTCTAAAACTAGCAGTTGTTGTAATAATATCTGGATTACTATTTACAACTTCATTGTAAAGATTTGATTCGTCAACAAGCCCATAATCAATTCCTATTGTAAGTGTTCTTTGTTGTCCATCGGAAGTTGTAACCACAAATGTCGAAACATTTGGAAAAACAACCAAAGGTTTAACATTAGCATACCAAAGAACAGTTTCATTTTTACTCAAAGTATTAGGAGTGTTAGCTTGATATAGCTGAACATTCATATGAGTATTGCCATTCGTGCTTAATGAGTTTGTGGTTTCAATAACACTTAAAATGGTTACATCATTATTACTTAAATTTCTAAATGTCCATTTTTCGATTCCTGTAGCAGAAGAATCAACAATCGCATAAGGACCATTAAACACATTAATTTTTGGTCGATAATCTGTATTTCCAACATTTACAACAAGAGAACCAGAATTAGGTAATAAAATACCAGATGTTGACACATTACTATAACCTTTAACTCTAATTTCGATTCCTGGGTTAATAGTAATTAATCCATAGTCTACAGTATTACCAGAACTTAAACTTGTGAATCCAACTGAAACGTTAAAAGATTCTCCTGTTAAAATAGAATTTATAGGATCTTCTAAAATAGCAATCAAATTCGCAGATGTTCCACCTAATGTTGTTACGTTTAATGTTGGACGTGTAGTGTAAGAACCTATAGAAACAATATTCAACGAAGTTATAGCTCCGGTTATAGCATTAACATTCGCCTTAATTGTAGCTGGCACATTATCGGTTCCACCACCTGTAATTACAATAGTGCCGTTAGAATAGCCGGTACCTGTGTTAGCTATAGTAACAGTTTTAATTGGCCTACTCTTTATTATATTTTCAACAATCACATCAACTTCTGAATTTAAAAAGTTAGAAACTGTAGCAGTGCCTGTATAATAATAAGTGTTATCTCCAACATTTGTAATTCTCACGATTCTTGTATTTGAACGGACGCCATTATTCGTTTTAAAAATAATAGATCCAGTATTAACATTTAACTGTTCCGTTCCAACATTTACAGTAAGAACATTTGTATTATATTGTTCGATAAAATCATCTAAGGTTAATACCAATGCTCCAGAATCAAATTCACTTGGAATAGGAGGATCTCCTT